CAGAATGTGCTGCAACAATTAAACTTGCTGCTTCTTAATTTCAATTTATAGGGTATCTTATTATTAGATACCCTTTTTTTTTATTATCATGTATCATTCATCAACGAAGAAAAAAAAGAAAAAGAAAATGAAAGGTGGGAGAGATTCTCTTAAAATGAAAAAGAAAGGATATTAAAAATGGAACATAATAGAAAAACTTTAAAAATCAAAAAATCAAAAAACAAATTAAAACCTCATCAATGGTTTGTAAAAGAACTTAAGAAAAAATATGATGATGAAAAAGAAGTAAGCAAATTTGGTATCATCTCTAAAGGTAGAAAAGCTAGAGAAGATGCTTACAAACAATTACTTGGAGGTATGTAATGGCTGTAGCTGCAACAACAGAACTTGAATGTATCAATATAATGTTGGCTGCTATAGGTGAAGCACCTGTAAACAGTCTTACAGGGACACTTCCTGTTGATGCTCGTATTGCTCAATCAACTTTATCTGAAGTAAATAAAAGTGTACAGTCAGAAGGTTGGTCTTTTAATACTGAAATTGACGTTACCTTTACTAGAGATAATTCAAATAATATTAATATTGCTTCAAACATATTAAGAATTGATGCCAATATACACCAACATCCAACTCTTGATCCAATACAACGTGGCCTTAAATTGTATGACAGATTAAATAATACGTATGAATTTGATGAAGATTTAATTTGTACTGTTGTTTATTTTAGAGATTTTAATGAAATACCAGAACCAGCAAGACACTATATAAATATACAAGCTGCAAGAAAGTTTGTTGACAGGCTTGTAAGCGATCAAACATTAAGATCATATACACAACAAGACGAAGCTAGAGCTAGAGCAATATTAATGGAGACAGATTTGGCTAATGGAGATCATAATTTACTTAGAGGAGATCCTTCTTTAACAAGCATCTTTGATACTTACAATCCTTCTAGTGCTTTAATTAGATAATTATGGCTGTTATATCAAGAGCTATACCTACACTTTTAAGAGGTATATCCCAATCTTCTGATTCTTTAAAGCAACCAGATCATGCTGATATACAAGACAATGCTGATAGTAATCCTGTTCTTGGCCTTAAAAAAAGGTCTGGCTTGCAATTTTTAACAACTTTAAATATTCCTTCAGGAGATGGACCTCTTTTAGGTAATGTTCACATTCAAACTATAAATAGAGATGAAAATGAACAGTATGTTGCAATATTTAGTAATGGTAATGTAAGAGTTTTTGAGTTAGATGGCACAGAAAAAACAGTTACAAAACCTGATGGTTCAGGTTATTTAAGCACATCAACTCCTAGAAGTGTAATAAAAACAGTTACAATTGCTGATTTTACTTTTGTTGTAAACACAGGCATTATACCAGCCATGGATTCGGCTTTAAGTGCTGGCACTGGTACAAAAGCTATTGTATTTATAAATCAATCGGTAGCAAATACAAGATATACGGTAACAGTAGATGGCGTTAGCGTAACTGATGATACTACTGGTGAAGCTACTCTTCGTACAGATACAATAGCTGCTGATATTAAATCAGGATTAGATGCAGGTCTTACTGGTTTTACTATTGATAGAAACGGTCCTGTTTTATTTATAAGAAAAAACGATGGCTCTAACTTTTCAATAGATGGTACTGATACTCAAGGTAATACTAAAATGACAGTAATAAAAAATTCAGTACAACAATTTACTGATCTTCCTAATGTTTCTCCTAATGGTTACGTTGTAGAAGTAAAGGGTGATGAGGGTACAGATTTTGATAATTACTACGTAAAATTTGTAACTAATAACGGTAATGCGTTTGAAGAAGGTCAATGGGAAGAAACTGTAGAACCTGGAATACCTTTTAAATTTAATTACGACACTATGCCACACGTTTTAGTGCGTCAAGCTGATGGTAATTTTAGATTTGCAAGGGTAGATGGTGATAGTTATACTCTTTCTGGAATTACATATACACTTCCTAAATGGGGTGAACGTATTGTTGGTGACTTAGACTCAGCACCAGATCCTTCTTTTATAGGTCAAAAAATTAATAATGTATTCTTTTTTAGAAATAGGCTTGGATTTCTTGCAGGTGATAATGTAATACTTTCAACTGTATCAGATTTTTTTAATTTCTTTCCTGAAACAGTCATATCAGTTTTAGATACTGAACCGATAGATGTAGCTGCATCTCATACCAAAGTTGCAATTCTAAAAAATGCAGTAACGGTGGGAGAAAAACTTATATTATTTTCAGATCAAACACAATTTGTGTTATCAAGTTCAGCAGATAATCTAACACCGTCAACAGCTAACGTGCTTGTGCAAACTGAATTTGAAAGCAATACAGCAGCACAACCAGTAGGTTCTGGTTCATCTATTTATTTTCTTACGAAAAAAGGTTCTTTTGCTGGTATTAGAGAATATATAACAGCAGGTGGTTCTCAAATACAAGACGCTGCAAACACTACTATTCATGTGCCAAGACTTATTCCAAGTGGTATTTTTAAAATGGCAGTATCAACTAACCAAGATGTTCTTGTTTTGCTTGGTACAGACAATCCAAATAAGTTATACGTAAATAGATGGTTGTATGGAGAAGGATTTTCTAAAGCTTTAAATGCTTGGTTTACTTATACAATAAATCCTGGCAGATCTATTTTAAATATTGATTTTATTGGAACTGATTTATTTATGGTTATAGAAGAAGCTAATGGAGTGACTTTAGAAAAATTACCATTTGAAACAGAATTTAGAGAAACTAATGCTAGTTTTGAATATCATTTAGATCATAAAGTAACTGAGGCAACTACTGGCGTAAGTGTGTCATACAGTTCAGGAATGGATCTTACAACATTTACTGTGCCATATAGATTGAGGGGTAAGATGAATATTGTTGGCAGATATTTAGCTACTGGTGAAACAAGCACGTTTGTTGATACGCAAGGAAATACACAAACACTAAAACCAGGACAAGTTTTAAATACTAATAATGATGTAGACGGTTCAAATTCATTAATTACAGCATCAGGTGATTTTAGAAATAGTAAATTTGTTATTGGTGAATCATATGAAATGCACTATAGATTTAGTAAACAAAGGCTAACTGAAAATGCTAGTGAACTTATAAGTGGTCGTTTACAATTACATCATTTTTATATTAAATATGAAGATTCTGGTTTCTTTCAAGTAGAAGTAACACCTGAAAATAGAGATACATCTACACATAAATTTACTGGTCGTTTGCTTGGTGCTGCTTCTGCTTCCATTGGTTTAATTAATTTAGATACAGGAACTTTTAAAGTACCTATTATGAGTAAATCAGATAGAGTAAATATAGATGTTAAAAACAATACATTCTTACCTACTTTATTAGCAAGTGCAGAATATGAAGGTGTATTCCATATGAGAAGTAGGAGAATGTAATGGGATATTTAAGAAAACCAAAACTATCAGATCTTAATTATGTTTGTCAAAACATGAGAAAAATAGACCGATTAGAATCTCTTTATCAAACAGGGCAAGATCCAGAAGAAGCTTTACGTTTGTCTTATTTATTTGGTGATAAAGTATTAACAATAGCTGGTGATAAAGATCAACCTATGGGTATATGTGGAGTAGTAAAAGATGGTTGTATATGGATGCTTTGCACTGACGAATTGTTTTCTAATAAAAAATATAAAATACAACTAATAAGAAAAGGCAGAGAATGGGTAGACAGTTTGTTGAAATCTTACAAAGTCCTATATAATTTTGTATATGCAGAGAATCATACTGCTATAAAGTGGTTAGAAGCTCTTGGTTTTGTTTTTATAAAGTATCACGAAAAGTATGGACAACATGAAAAACCATTTTATGAATTTCTGAGGATCGCCTAAATGTGTGCTGTTGTTGCTTCTGTTGGTCTTTCTTTATTTCAAGGACTTGCTATGCGTAGTGCTGCAAGTCAAGCAGCAGCAGATACATTTGAAATAGAACAGCAAGGTGTTAAAGCAGCAGAAGACGCTAAAAGAGACAAACAAATGGCTTTAGCAGAATCTAAACAAGAAAAAACTGTTGCTGCTAGACAAGATCAATTTGCTAAAAGTATAGATACATTAAAAGCAACAAGATCTTTATTGGCTTCAGGACAGTCTGGCAATACCATTAATTTATTAGTAATGGATCAAGCAAGACAAGGTGCAAACTATAATGAAAAAATAAGGCAAAGTGTCGAATCTATGAACAGACAATATTTATTTGATGTGAAAGGAACTGAAGCAGAATATCAAGGCATTAGAAATAGATATAGAAGTAATACTATTAATGCTTATAACCAAATTCCTTCACTCGGATCAATATTGTTAAATGCTGCTGCTAGTGGTCTTAACACTTACGCTTCATTGCCTTCAACTTCTTAAATTATGTCATCAAGTTTTCTTAGTACATCAGGTGAAAGTTTTAGAAGACCAGTAAATACTTTTGTCGCACCAGTTGATACTGTTCAAAAAAGTAGCATGATGGATCTTGCTGAAACTTTGGCAGACATAAATCCTGTATTGCAAAGTTTTATAGCAACTAAAGCAAAAGAAAATGCAAATCAAAAAATAGAAGAAGGACAATTATTAGTAGCAGGTGCATCACCTAAAGAACTTATAGAAATAAGAAAACAATTAGAAGCAAAAGCTGATAAAAAAACTTTTAGACATTTTCTTGGCACAAATAGATTTATGCAATATGGAATAGAAAAACAATTAGCAATCAATATAGCCAATGGACAAGAAGCAAAAACAAAAAAGTTTTTTGATGAATATGTTGTAGATGTTGAATTAGAAAATGGAACTGTAATACAACAACCTTTATCTCAGTTTGATGTAAACTCTGAAGCTTTTGATAAGGCACTCTCTGAATTTCAAAATTCACAACTTGCTAACACTAGAGGTATAAGAGCTAGTTTGATAAAAGAACATATATTACCAAAACAAAATCTTGCATTACAAAAAGTATTTAGCGATCAA